TAGGAATGATTTGTATGGAGAACAGTTTACAGGTAAATCTACTATGGCTATGCAATTAGCATATTTCAAGCGTCCAGACGGAAAGCCATTTAGGGTGTTGTATCTTGATCCTGAGACTGGTTCCATTGATGATTATTTAGGTGAATTGGAAGCGAACGGTGTAGACCTTGAAAATATTTATATCGTATATACACAGTCACTCGGAGAAGTAAGAGAATATATTGCCAAGGTTAAGAATGGCGAAGATTTATATGTGCTTGATGAGGAGACTGGTGATGAAACCGATGAAGTTCTTCTTGATGCAGACGGCAATCCTTTCAGGGCAGATGCAATTGTTGTTGATGGTACAAGTATTTTGAATTTGACAACAAAGCAGGGATTGATTGAGTTTTCCAAGAAGAGAAATAAGGTAAAGGCTGATAAGGACGGTCTTGTAGGTGACGCTCGGCTTGTAAAGATTGAGGGAGCCGGTATGGAACTGAAGGATTATCAGACTATCAACTTTAAGGGGCAGGACTTGATTCTTGATTTGATGGCATCTGGTGTTCACTATATTGTTACTGCAAGAGAGACAGATGAAAAAGAGACAATTAAACAGGCAGACGGTTCTACTATGAGTGTTACGACAGGCAGAAAGATTCCTGATGGATTCAAGGGTATGACATACAACGTCAAGACAGAAGTTCGTATGTTCAGAAATGAAGATGGTATTGTATGCGCCCATGTCAAGAAAGATAGAACACATACACATGAGGATAACATTATCATTGAAGATCCTACATTGGTAGATTGGCAAGCAGTTATTGATAAGACAGCAGATAAAAAGGCATTTGTTGTTAAGAATGACTTAACCAAGGCTGTTGACGTTGAACAGAATATTTATAGTAAGGAGATTCTTGGTAAGGTTGGTGAACCATCAAATGAAGAATCTTCAGAAGAAAATAATACTGGTGCCGATATCGAATCAATGAAGAAAGAAATCATTGCAAAGAAAAATGCGTTATCACCTGTTGATAAGAAAGAGATGGGAGATAAGTTGAAAGCAGCAGGACTTCCAACAGCATTTAAGAATGTGGCGGATGCAACTGTTCTACAGAAAGTTCTTGATATGTTTCAGTAATAAATCTTTTTATGTAAAGGTAGACTAATGCGGTATATAAAAGATGAACAATATATGGGAATAAGAAGAAAATGCGGATGTTGCAAAGAATACTTTTACATAAGTAATGATAATATTGAAGATGCAATCTACTATGATAAACAGACATATCATAGTAGTTGCTTTATCAATATATGCAACAAACGCTCAAGAATGAAGAGGGAAAATATTTCGCAAAAATGGACATGGGTTCTGAACAATTTAGACCAGATAAGAAGAGAATCATATCAACATTTGAGTTTAGCAATTACGAAAGAAAATGTTTTTGAGTTTATAAAGGATTCGTATGATGTCACGATTGTGCCAACAACTGTATGGCAAAAGTTAAGTGATATATATAATGGTACGTTCAAGGGAATGTCAGTTGGTATACCTCCAGAACATCTACTTGATATGTGGAAAAGAAAAATTAATATGTTAAATGGTATTGCATACAGAAACAAAACAAAAGGAATCGTAATGGGTTTCGATAAGCGTATTAATTATGATTTATCGATTTTGATTAATAAATATGATAGTTATTTAAGATGGCTTGAAAAGCAAAGAATTATAGAGGCAGAAAAGGCAGTAGAAAAAAGCGAAAATATTGTTGGTAAAAGTATTGGATATATTACTGCGAATAAATCTGATAGAAATGGTTCAGACGATATATCTGTTCTGGTTGATGATATTTTCGGATGATTGGTGGTGATAATTGATTGGTAGAAGGACATGGTGTATCCAATGTGCAAGCAGAAATATGCTTTGTTGGCGCACTGCTAAAAAACTCTGATTTATTTGTTAATTACGGCAATTTTATGAGAAGTAAATATGACTTCTCTGATTCGGCCGTAAAGTTCTTTTATGATTGCTTTGAAACTTATTATCTGACTTTTTCTCAAACAGTAGATGAGACAAAAATGAATGTGTTTATGAGTCAGAATTCAGAAAGATTAAGCACATATAAGCAATACAAAGGTTGGAAAACTATACAGCAATATATGAATCTTGCAGATGAAAACGACTGTAAAAATTATTTTGATACAGTCAAAAAGTATTCTCTTGTAAGGGAATATGGAAGAAATGGATTCCCAGTTGAAAAGATTCTGTCTCATAAGAACTTCGATAAGATGTCACCCAATGATATATATAGAATTATCCGCACAAAGGCAGACAAAATACACACAGTAATCAATGCAGGAGAAGAGGCAGTAGAACTTACAGATAATAACACAGTACAGATTGATAAGTATCTTGAAAAGCCAAATTTCGGTTTACCGTTTCCCTGGTATATGTATAATGAATATTTCCTTGGTATGAGAGATACAAAACTGTTATTTGAAGGTTTCTTGTCTAATGAGGGCAAAACAAGAAAACTGGTATTATTAGCAGCCTATGTTGCGCTTGTACAGAATGAAAATTTTTTTCTTATGAGTAATGAAATGGATGAAGAAGATTTGAGAAGCTGTTTAATAACAACGGTAATCAACAATAAGGAATTTCAGGATTTACATGGTGTTGTACTTGAAAAGCCAGAGAAAGAAATTGTTCTTGGTGTGTACCATGATAAAAAGGGAGAAATCATTAGAAGAAAAATAGATGATTTTGGTATCTATATAGAATCTAATGAAGAATATATTAAAAGAGTACAGTCAGAATCAGACGAATATTGGCAAGTAAAAACTGTAACAGAATGGATCGACAGCTCTGACCGTAAGGGTAAAGTGCTGTTTAAAGATGTTGGTAATGATTACAGTCCAGAGCAGATTGAGTTTGAACTGCGTAAAGCAAAGATGGTTCAAAACATTAAATATTATGGATATGACACATTAAAAGGATATAACACAGATGATTGGTCACAAATAAAACAGTTTGCTACCAAGCTGAAAGAATTGACAAAAGAATTAAGAATGAGTGGTTATGCAGTCTTTCAGTTGAGTGATGATACTGTGTTTACAGATATTTTCAGTCTAAGCAGTAACAATATTGCAAATGCAAAGCAGATAAAGCACGTTGCTGACATCTTGAATATTGGTAAGAAACTGAATAAGGACGAATATCACAAATATCAAATGGTCGCTGAAAATGATAGTTGGGGTGAGCCTGTTACAGAAGATTTAGACTTAAAAAAGCAATACTTTTGTATTAAACCTGATAAAAATAGAGCTGGTAGTAAAGACAAAGTTATGTTGTTTGAAATAGATCTCAATTTTAATATTTGGAAAAATATAGGTTATATCATTAAAAAACCTAAAAGTACAGAATAATTTGGAGGGTGGCACTTGGATGTAAAAGAATTAAAGAATTACATATATGAAAACCGATATGTTGAGCAAATCCTAGAATCCATTGGTTGCCACCATATCAAATATCATGCTTCAAACGGTTATTGGACTTGTGCAAACGCAACAGGAGATAACAATGGAGCAATTGTTTTATATAACAGCGAATATTTAATGTGTCAGAACTACACAAGGCAGATGATTAAAACAAATCGAAAGACTGATATTATTGATTTAGTCTGTTATACAAAAGATTTAACCTTTCCTAAAGGATTACAATTTATATGTGATGAAATTGGAATGTCTTATTACCATGATTTTGAAGAAGACATTCCAGAAAGTTTTAAGATTTTGAAAATGCTTGATGACATGAGTTCAAATGCAAATATAGAAAAGGAGAAACCATTAAAGCCAATTAGTGAGAGTGTGCTTTCCTATTATAAAAGATATGGAAACGATTTGTTTTATGAAGATAATATAGATTATTCCACGCAAAAAGAATTTGAGATTGGCTTTGATGAAGAAAGTAATAGATATACAATCCCTATTCGTTCAGAACTTGGTGACTTAGTAGGAATTAAAGGCAGATATTTTTATAGGGAAGTCCCAGATGGCGAAAACAAATATATCTACTTAGAACCGTGTGCAAGATCAAAAATAATCTATGGATTATACAAGACTATTGATTACATAAAATCATCTGGAAAGATATTTGTAGGTGAGGGAGAAAAATTTACACAGCAATTATGGAGTTATTCATATAGAAACGGTGGGGGAACAGGAGGTAAGGAATTATCGCAACATCAAATAGATATGCTTGTCAGGCTTGGAGTAATGATTATTTTCTGTTTTGATAAGGATGTTACAAAAGATGAATTAGAAAGGTTAGCTGATAGATTTCCTGATGGGGTTCCTCTTTTCTATATGTATGATGAAGACAATATTTTGAACGAACATGAATCACCTTCAGATAATCCTACAAAGTGGCAATATATGGTAGAACATAATGTTTACAAATTGAGATAGAGAGGTGTGAATTTGCAATATAAATTATATGAAAACGGAAATAATGATACTTCTAATGTGTTAGCAGAAGTTCTTAAAAATAGAGGGATAAATGATTATAACAGATATTTAAACTTAGATGAAAGTGTTATTGAACCATATCAAAACTTAGACCATATTGAAGAAGCAGTTAATTTATTCATGAAACACATTAATCAAAAAAATAAAATTGCAATATTGGTTGATGAAGATCCAGACGGGTTTTGCTCTGCTGCAATGATGTATCTGTATATAAAACAGATGGATAGCGATTACCCTGTTGATTATATTTTACACGGAAGGGCAAAGGCGCATGGGTTATCAGATGATGTAGTCGTTCCTAAAGATATAAGATTATTGATTATTCCAGACGCAGGAACAAATGATGTAACTGAATGTGAGAAACTATCAAATGGTCAGATAGATATTTTAATTTTAGATCACCACGAAAAGGAAGAAGAAAATCCGTATGCAGTTATCGTCAATAACCAAACAAGTAATAATTATTCCAATAAAAATCTGTGTGGTGCTGGAGTAGTATATCGTTTCTTACAAGCATTAGATGAAGAGAATTGGAATGAGTTTGCAGATGATTATTTAGATTTATGTGCATTAGCAAATATAAGTGATGTAATGGATATGCGTTCTTTTGAGACACGATATCTGACAGATATGGGATTGTTAAATATTAAAAACAAATGCTTTAAAGCTCTTGTAGATGCACAGGATTATAGTATGAGTGGCAAGATAAATATTCATAATGTTCAATGGTATATTACTCCGATTTTGAATGGAATGATCCGCATTGGTTCCCCAGAAGAAAAGGAATTATTATTTAGGGCATTTATTGAACAGGATGAATTCTTTGAATATAAGAAACGTGCTACTAAAGACAAACCTGCTGAAATAATTCAAGAAAGCATATATGAAAGAGCGGCGAGACTATGTAAAAATGCCAAAAGTAGGCAAGATAAACAGAAAGAAAAATGTGTATCTCAAATTGCAGAGATTGCACAACATATTCCACAGGAAGATAAAGTTGTTATGATTGACACCTCCGATATTCTTGACAATGGCTTAACAGGCGTTGTGGCTATTAAAATTGCTGAAATGTTTAATAAACCATGTATCTTACTAAATAAATTTTTAGATAAGAAAACAGGGAAGATTACATATGGTGGTAGTGCGAGAAATATTGATAACAGTCCTATTGATAGTTTCAAGGATATAGTCAATAGCACAAATATATTGGATGGTAGAGGTCATGCTAATGCTTTCGGTATTGTCGGTTTAGAGATAGATAAAAAAGATGACGCATTAAACAGACTCAATGATATTTTGCGAGATGTTGAGTATGATTCTACATACCGAGTTGATTTCATTATGGATATTGATGATGTAACTATAAAAATTGTGACTGATTTAGCAAGACTTGAAGATATTATCGGACAAGGTATCGAAGAACCAATGCTCGCTATTGAAAATATCAGTCTTACAAAAGAGCAGTTTGAGATATTTGGTAAGAATGAAGATACTATCAGTTTTATGATTGATGAGATTAAATATATCCAGTTCAAGTGTAAAGAAGGTAATCAATTGTATGATTGGCTTCAAAATGCCTGGGATGAAAATGATAGCGTGGTCTTTAATATTGTAGGGAAACCATCAATTAACGAATATAACGGGGTTAGAACACCACAAATAATTATTGAAGATGTTGTTGTGGTGAGTACAAATAATTCAGATGACGATGAAGAATGGTAGGTGATTGTTTGTTTACACATTTACATATACATACGACTAAAGGCTCTCTGCTGGATTCTATATTGACTGTTGAAGAAGCTGTTAAATTTGCAAGTGAAAACGATATGAAAGCTATGGCTTTAACAGATCATGGGAGTATGGCTTCATTTGTAGATTTTGTTAAAGAGTGTAATAAATATAATATCAAACCTATAATTGGAAATGAGATTTACGAAGTAGATGATATGTGGGAAAAGGCAGACACAAAAGAATACACGCAGCCACGTTATCATTTGATTTTACTCGCAAGGACTCAGGAGGGATATAAAAACCTTATTAAAATCACATCTGTATCAAGAACAGAAGGGCTTTATAAGAAACCAAGGGTTGATATTAAATACATACAAGAAAAAGGTCTTGGAAAAGGTATCATCTGCCTAACAGCTTGTCAAGCGGGAAGACTGAGCAGATACCTTGTAAATGGGAAATATGAAGAAGCAGAAGAGTATATTGATAAACTGAAAAATACATTTGATTATGTGGTATGTGAACTTCAATCACACAATACAGAAGATCAGGCAAATGCAAATCAACTGATTTATGATTTTTCACAGAAACATAATTTACCATATACAATTACAACAGATGCACATATGTTAAGTGATTCTTTGAAGGAATCACACGCAATGTTTGTTGAAATAGGGGAAGGGAGAGAAGTAGGAGAAAGTTATACAGACTGCTATTTACAGAC